CGGGGAGCGCGACGGCACGGAGTATCTCGCTACGTGGGTTCGACAAGCCCAATAATGCTGCGTATGCGCATCAAAGCGCGATAACTTTAAACTGCTGGGTTGGATGATGGTTGCACTAAGCGTTGACCCGGGTGGTAGAGGGTCGGACCACGGATGTTCTGGGGCTGGACGGGAGTTTTGTATTCTCGTTTTTATTTTTCGCCCCTCGCACCTTTGATCCTCAGGCTATCGCCTCTATCTTAACTTGCCACCCTAGACTACACACCACCCAATACCCTCTTGATAAAACGAACGGGGCAGAACCCGATCGAGTCTCTCGCTACGCGGGGTCGAAAAGCCCGATGAAGCTGCGTGACCATTTTGATAGGTTGGTCAACCTAACGAAAAAGCCACCGAACAACCGATGGCACGGACGACCAAGTCGTCTTGGGCTCGGGCGAATCCGCAAGGAGCTCATCAAGATCAACCCAGGTGTCAGGAGGTGGAGCCACAGGCGTCGGCGGCGGGGCCGTCAGCTCCGTCGACGCACGCACAAAGTACGGATGTCGCACGGCGACAGCCCAGGGTGGCACGGGTCCCTACACCGGTTTCTTGTTCTTCGCCTGAAGGACAGACAAGTCCTTGGCGGACCGGGCGAGGGGGTCCGTGGAGCGCATATCTTGCGATGCGGGCGCACGCGCAGGAGCAGCGGCAAGCGTTTGCGAATCGAGCTTCGCTGCAATCGCGGCAAGGGGGTCCCCCTTTTTGCCACGACGCCGCTGTGTCGCCGCTTCCCCAGATTGGTCTTGACGGGCAAGCGGGGGCCCGACAAGATGCGGAGGCAGAGCACGAGGACGCTGGGGCGCGCGAACCCCCAGCATCAGAGGAACGGCGGCTTCAGCCGCCAACCCCGAGCCCATACCACCAGACATGGCTTGCGATATAAGGCCGTGCAGGGCGGACTGAGCCGCACCCGACAACAACGACGGCACCTGGGCAAGCGTGTCCTTGGCTACTCCAATTATCGGCTCCGCAACTGTGGTTGCGACGTCTTTAATAGCGTTCCAGATAGAACCCATGACGTCGCCAAAACCATTAGCGGAAGCGGGGTAAACACTGGGCAACCGAATGACAGTCTGGTAGTATAGCTCGAGGGCACGAGGGTCAAAAGGTGCGGGGTCTTTGGTGAAAACCCGGTCGACACTCACGGGCGACGGGGCGACCTCGAGACCAACGCGAACGCGCACTGCGAGCGACGATGAAAAACCCCCGCCGGAGCCACCAGAAAGGCCCCGCCAAATCACGATCGTGGCATTACCATTACCACGATGCGTGGCCGCAGGCGGGACCCCAGCAGTGGGGCCGCTGGGGGTCGGGTCAACCGCGGGGAAGTCAGCGGGGAGCCACCACACTGGCCCCTGACCACCCGCGGCGACAATGTATGGCAGTGAGCCAGTCCGAAAGACAGATGAGGTGAACTCGCCCTGCGTGAGTGCGGATTCCGCTCCGAGCATGTCAATTCGATTGGCAATCGTGCTTGCATTGTACGCGATCAGTGACGCAACAGATGACGTTGGCCGGGATGACCCGTACTCATTCTGAGGCCCTCCGTAGCGCATGGGCACGTAAATGCCATCACGCGCAGGCGCCGTGTAAGCATTAGGCACCGTGGCCATAAGGTCATTCTCGTCGCAAGGCAGGCGAAAGATGTCCGTGTTGTAAGCCATAACGGAACCAGACGGAGTGGGAAGGAACGCTGATTGGCCGCGACTGTGTACGCCAGAGAATTGGGCGGCATACACCTGACCAAAATTGTTCACATCCGCAGAATTGAGAGTAACGGTGAGCCCCCGGAAAGAGCTCCTCACGGCCGAGGGCTGTAGTGGAGAGGCGATATCCGAGGCGGGGAACGCGACGATGTCAGGATCGGGCGGCGTTCCACCAGTGGAACGAGAGATGGACAGCCACGCCGAAGACAGCTCGCCGACAATTGACTGATAAAGCGGGATATAACCATACTGGTGGGCGGTGTCACCACCAGTATACGACGCGGAGGAAAAGTCAGTGCCGGCGGGACCTGTGGCGTAGTAAACACCGACAGCGTCTTCGTCAAACATGGCCATCGCACAATCCCAAACGCCGCCCTCCAAACCAGGCGGGAAATTGATGATGCGTTGGGCTGTGGTAATCGGGCGAAATACGGGCTGGGCGGAAGTATCGGGAAACCCATCACTCCCATGATCATGGGCGGGATCGAGGGCTTGGAGCATCCAACGCCGCCCGGCGTCGGACACAGAACTGGCGTGCAACATCTCATGGATGGATTTGAGCAATCGCTCACTATCGGAAGATCGTCGGGCAGGAAGCATGAAAATTATCGGCGCCGTGAGGTTACGGCCACTCAAGCGCTGAATCCACTAACACCAGCCCGAAGGATGCGGGCCCGCTCTGTTGGGTCCGCAAGGTCCACCGCCACGATATACGTGACGATGGGATGGACCATTAAGCCAGGCTCGTCGGGGAGGGATCGCATGAAATCAGTGAATTCAACGAGCTGATAACTACTCAAACCATACCGCTCCGCGAATCCGGCAGTTGCATCCGACGGATTCGTCGGCCAACTGCCGCCCGAAAACAAGCGACTCTTATCATGCTGCACCGCTTCACCTGCAGTGTCTGAACGACGTAGCCAGTCACCAAGACCTGGATACCATCCCATCGATGGCAGGAGGCCTCGCGCGACTCCCCGCTTATACTGAGCAAGGCGGCGCGCGGGCGGGGGTTTGACGGTCCACCAAAGCTTGGCCAACAAACGCCCAGGCTTAGGGCCGAAAAGGTAAGCATCACCATCGCGGAAGAACCCACCCGAGATGAAGCTCACATGCGCAGGATCGGTAAAAACGCACCCTTCAGGCCGAATACCCAACGACGACTCAACTGCTGCATAAGCGGCCCAATCGACGGGGTTATACGCAGCAATAAGTAAGTCATCGCCAGCAACGATAATTGACGCCCGTACGCCTAACTGCACGCACGCGTGTGTGGCAATCATGGCGTTAAGTAGGCCATTACCAAGTGTGGTGTCATTGTGCCCTGATTTCACTGACCCGCGCAGTTTGTAAATCAAAACCCCATCCTTGAATTTGGCGACACCGAGAACGTTCTCGCATTGGGCGTTGAACCGGGCCAAGCTGGGACAAAACTTGGCATATATATCAACCAAAGCCTCACGGTGATGTTCGTTGATCGTGGAATCCCAGTTTGCGCCGTCGCGTTCGACGAAGCAACAAGCCCCACCTCGAATTTTGTCGGTAAACCAATGGCCAATGTCGGCGGCGGACATACCCGATGCAATGGTGACGTCGATCCCGGGGGCTAGAGAATAATTATGGAAAAGCTTCGTCATAGCTTTCTGCATATAATAATACTCAGGCCCATAAACCGCTTGTGTGGCATAATTTTGATGGTACTGAATGGCACGGGCTTTCGAGGGGCGTTTTGGGTAGTGCTCTCGCTTAATCATGGCCTTAACGCGCCACGGCAAGACGCGGTCATACAGCAGCGACTGGGTTATGAGTAGGCGCTTGGTGGCTGGCCACTTTGCCAACCAAGCGGCGCGATAGTCACAGACCCCAGTAACCACACTGTACTCTATCGCGCCCACCACCGCAGCACTGAGCATCAATCGTACGACATCACTCCAATCGCCCGTGAACGGGGGCCGCGTCGCAGCGTGACGATTGTAAAGCGCGTTGCAAGCGTTGCACACGCATTTACGTGGTGTCCAAGCCGCACGAGCGACAGGCCCCAAGCATGTAGCACCAACAGAATGCGTTGGGACGCAAGGCGACACAGATGCGCCCAACGCGCGCAACACTCGTCCTTGCGGCCCCATGTTCTCACGCCCCGTCGCACCCAAACAAAAGGTATTGGCCACATTACAAGCCCAACCGTAGAACCCAGCGACCCGCGGGTAATCAACGCTGTCGGGGTCGAGATGCCCGAAGGCGTCCAAGCGCCCGACGCGATAATGACTACGGGGGCGCCGTCAGGCCCGGTCAGGGGAGCTAGAATTGCCCAGGTAAGACAGAACCAAAGCAATCCCCGTTTTCACCGCTCCCGACACGCTCATGAGTCGTTTTGACACCGAACGCGCAATATCGACCACAGCGACGTGCGCGAACGGGGCGAGGACAACGTGCATCAGACGCCTCGGCAGGTTCAAGATCGTATCAACCCAAACTTGGAACCGTTGGGACACGATCGTTCGGAAGGTCCAGCCCTTGATTGTCGCGTTATTTGCCGGTGACCCACGATCCGCATCGGCATACGCTGCGCTGGTATGGTTATAGCCATACCGGCGCAGAACGAAATCCGCGCCCTCCCGCAAGGCGTCCGTCGCTCTCGCGTGCACATCACAGGCGCGCGCGACACCGGCAGCCGGGGCATAGGCCAGCTTCGTGGCCAATATGGCGACACATTGAGCCGGTTCGCGCCGGCACTCCCGCTGCGCAAAATCCACACGGCGACAAAATTCGGGGTCGTCGAGACAATCATGGGGCATGAGCGGACGAAGCCCGCGACCGTCACCGGCGCCAAATCGAGGCCCAAAAACGAACCGGACAACGCGCGACCAAGCCCACGAAACCCAACGATCAAAGCGCTGGCGCATGGCGACGCTACCGTCGGTGACGAGCTTCCACAATAGCTTCCGCCAACCCTCGCGAACCAGCTCGCACTCTTGCTCGCATGCGGGATACTGGCGATTGTAGAAGTACACCTGGGCGCAAGCGGGATGCCGCAAGACTTCGAAAGCATGCATGATCAAGCGAAACCCTGGGCATAAATGCCCAAGCGGCCGATCGGGGTGATAAGCGCGGGCGAGCTGACGGTAGGCGCGGGCGATCTCAGACGCATTTTCAGTCGGAGGGATGCCAAGAGCCCAATAAAAGTCGCCGGGACCCATCGGCTCGCAAAAGTCGGGCGCGTCAAACGTGCACGCAAGCGGCACAAAGACGGGCTGGTGGTGCCCAGGTGAGGCATCAAGTTTTGAACCACGCAAAACATTGCGCGTCAAGCCCTGAGCAGAAACACCAAACGGGATCGCGAGAAAGACGTCGATCGCAAACATGATCACCACGAAACTGGACGCCAAGGCAAGAAAAGTAGCAATCTTGCGGCCCCACCGACACCCACGTCGTGACGAAGCTTCCACAGATGCCACATGAGCAAACAGGACCTCGGCCGTCTCTTGCGCCGACGCCACCTCGCGGTGCATCTGATGCCCTGCGGCGTTGAGAATGGCCGTACTCAAGGCACCACCGTCTGCCTCAAACTGATCGGCGTATCGTTGGCCAGGCACGCGATCCCGCGCTGGAATGGCGACGCTATGGTTTGCAAGCGACGATGACGACGTCAACGCACGTTCAGCAATGTCCGAAACAGTAGCACCAGGTCGCGCAGCCGCAACAGCCATTGAACGAACATGCGCAGCAGCTGCGACGCGCACTAGCGGATCGACCGTCTGTAAGTCCAACGGCTGGATCACACCGCGATACCCATTCCAGCTCTCCCGAACGCGTCGCAAGTACGCTGGTGCGCGGTTGACTAATACGGAGCGACCAACTTCAACGGTCGCAGCCAAATCGGACGTCCGCAACCAAACGTACAAAGGGTACGCGTAAACGAGGGCGAACACGGCCAGAAACGACGTCTTGCTCATCCCATAGACAATACCCAGGACCACGTAGCCTAACGCCGCGAACCCGCCATACGACCGAAGAGTCGCAACCTGGTAAGCACAAAGGACACTGTCAGTGCCGGGCACTGCAGCCCCGGGCACACCCCACTCATACGCGGCGATGGCGGCGAAACAGTCCAGGACCCACGTAATGCGATCACGCACACCACGCGTCTGGTGGGCAACCACAGCGACCGCAAAACGCCACGCAGGTAGGAAAACGATGACAATTTGTCCAAGTATTGGCCCAGAGTCGAACATGAGTTTAACAACGTACAGCCCCGCGGCGTGAGCAACTCCGCGCGAAATGTTGCCGAAGATGACGGAAACAACCAGCGCAATGAGCACCCAAAATACAAAAGCCCCAGCCATCATGAGCGCATCCGTGGGCACCGCAGGCCCGCCGGCCACCGCGACTACAACCGCAGCCTGAACAGGGCCGACAACGGGAGCTTGCGGCGCCATCGGGGCGTCATCGGGCACGTCCTCAGGGCCCAGGCCGGCTTGATCAGCCTCCTGAGGGTCACCAGGAACATACATCGGCGGACGACGAGCATGGCCAACAGGATACGGCGACAAGTTGAGATAGTGCACATAAGCGCGGCACTGAGGGCACCGCAAGTACCCACGGAAATTCCGTTCTATCCCGAGCCAACTCGTCGCACTAAGGCGATGACCACACGGGGGATAAAGCGGCATAACGATAGGTTCGTGCGAAACATTATCCTCCCCCGGCGATCCATAGGCCGCCAGGACACCGCGCTGGTACTCGTCAAGGGCGACGGCCGGGTCGATGTCGCCTTCCGGCACACCAAACTCCTCCGCAACACCGTGGACGTGAGCATCGCCGGCATGGGCTACAGCCTCGACGGCAACAGGGGAAACAGCAGCGGCAGCGCCAACGGTGGAAACTGGCACGGCGAGATCAGCGGCAAGCACCGGCACTGTAGCGCGCGTGACTGGTCCAACGTGCACAATAGCGGGGTCGGCTGGGACAGCGGACTCACGCACGGGCTCGGCGCTGCTGGTTGTAGTCACCGTCGCTACGCGTAGCGCGGCTTCTCGCTGGCGCAACATGGCAGCGTGCATGCGAATGTTACTAGCGGTGCTACTTCGAGCCGAGGTAAACGATGCGGCACTCCGGGTCTGGCTAACTTCCCGTGGCGCCATAATCGACGTCGAGCCCCCATAGACTGCCGGGTCGTACCAACACGTGAGCGCCGGAGCGCATTGGCGGGGGTACCAAAACGGAACGTGGGGCATGGCGGCGTGCCCGGGAACGCTCGCGGCGCCTGGCTGCAGCAACACTCCGCCCACGCCATTGCAAGCGCTGGGCGCGGGTACGGACGCGCGGCCACCCAACGACCCCATCGGGCCAAAGACGTGCTCGGGCGTTGGCAGCGACGCCATCGGCGCATACAAAGCAGGTGCCGGGGGTAACCCCGCAAAGACAGTCGGTGTTGCCGTGTTCATCAGCGCCAGGGCAGGCGCGAGCCCAGGCCACAAACTTTGCACATCTTGACCGAAGCCCGAGCCCGTCGGTTGGCAGCCAAAATTCGGGTTGACGCTCGAACCAAGCGAATTGCCGGTAAACACGACGGGGGTCACAATCGGATCGGTCGGACTGCCGCATGCGGCCGCCGGCGCGCTCAAAATGGGCGACCCAAGATGCGTTTGGGAGGACAAGGTCATAAGACCATGCGGGCGCGGTGCCACATCGGTAACACCCGTCACATCCCTCCAACCAGCAGACGGCGACTGCGAGTCGCAAGCTCGATCGCTCAAGGAGGAGGTCGCGTCGCTTGGCGCACAATCGTGCGTCGGAACAGAACACGGCAGCGCCGGTGTTTGGGTCAAGACGGGGTCGGCAGACGTGGACGTCGCGGTCGCCGGGCCGACGCCATCGATGACGGTAGGCGGCGTCGTCATCGACATCGGTGGACTCGCCGCGATTGCATGCGCGGCGGGAACTTGAGGACGAGGGGCAGCGGCGTCCCGCACCAAGCGGAGCATCAAGTTCACCGGCAAACCCAGTGTGATCGACACACCCCGGATCTCGAGCGAGCTCGGTGGGCCCAATGGGTATGGGTGCTCGGGACTCTCGTCCGGGCCCGCACCCACACGAAAATCCGGCCCGTCCGGGGCGCGCGTGCACCCCCACCGAGGGAATTGCTCACGCGAGTCGCTTGTCACCCGCTCAAATTTGAATTCCAGCAACTTCGTGTGGGTAGCGCGGTCATAAAAGACTTCACGCGCCAGGGTCACGCGAAAGCGGCTCGCTTGGCCAAGACGGCCGACGACAAAACCGCGCGTGAACTTGGTGGTGTCGCGGTGCACATAACTGTCGCCAGAACCACAAGCGGGAGACATGGTCACCATAACACGCTCAGCATCATTCAATGTGACTTGATATTCAGGCGGACCGCCCTCGGGCAAAACACAATCTCGAGAGAAGACATGCGTGCCCACGAACAGGCGGGCGCCCGGATTGCGCTCAAACACGTTGAGCCAATCTTCGTCACAAAAATAGTACCAAGAGTGAACGGCGATAATGAACGTGTTGGCCGCAGGCACGCACATCACCTCGCAGTCACAATCGCCTGCGCGATGATGACAAACGGTGTACGGCAGCGGCTCATCACGTTCAAAAGGAAGAACTTGTTTCCAAAGATGGGTTTCCGCGGTACTGGCCTGGTAACCCACGGCACGATTGATCGCGCCAAACTTCTCTAGTTTGGTGCAGTCAATCCGTGTCGTACCCGGGCCACCCGTCGAGACTTTCCCAACACGAAGCTTGGCAAGTTCAAGTGAATCTTTTGAGAGATAATTCGGAAAACACATATGCGTACGATTGAATTTACGAATTGTTCGAGCGACCCCGCTGGCCCCAGGGCCGAGGTCAATAACCTTAGTCGTGGTCAACTTGTGGACATAAGCATCATAACTGCGAGGAACGCCGATAATATTGTAAATGCGATCGTACATTTCCTTACGCGCACGCGCCAAAATGGGATGGGTGTGCGGCTCAGCTGTGTCAATCGAAAACACGACAGTGGATGCCATCGTGTATTCC